GAGATAAATGTAGCAATTACAAATGTTACAAATATGGCAATAGAGCTAGAGCCAAGACAAAAAATAGCACAATTGGTAATTAAAAAGAAAGACCCAGTAGAACTTATAAGAGCTGATGAGATTGATATAGATACCGATAGAGGTGCTAAGGGATATGGTTCAACAGGAAAATTTTAAGGTGGCGAATAGAGTGCAGATTTGCTTAGTTATACCTTACAAAACAATTAGAGATAAAATAAAAATTGTAAATTACTATAAGAATCGTGGCTACTATATAGAAATTTGGCAAGATTATATATATTGCTCTAGGGGGTAAAGGAGATGCAAATTGGATAAAAAAGTTTTATCGCAGTACATGGCACTATTAAAAGAAATAGAGGATTTGAGTTTAAAGATTGAAAACTGCAAAGATGAAATAGTATCAGATAGCGTAAAAGGTTCAAATGCAAACTTTCCTTACCAAGAAATAACCACACAAATAATAGGAATTTCAGAAAACAAACACAGAAGAAAACTTTATAAAATATTAAATAAAAGGTTGGAGCAAGCAAGAGATTCGAGGTTAAGCATTGAAAAGTTTATAAGTGAAATTGACGATAGCCAGATGAGATATATTTTTGAAAAAAGATATATTGATGGTTGGAGTTGGAATAGAATTTCGAAAGAATTGGGAAAGTATTATGGCGACTATGCAAGAATAAAACACGATAGATTTTTAAAAAGTTTATGATGTTCGTTAAGTTCGTTTTTTCTGTGGTATGATTAGATTGTAAAATTATATAGAAAAAAAAGAACCTTTGCAAAAGCAGATGTTTTTTATAGGAATTATTCTGATGGGAACATACAAGCGGAAAGAGACTGGGGTGGGAGTTATGGCTTGTAAAATAAAAAAACAAATTGAAATAAATGCCTTTTTAAATGAACTCAAACTATATAGGGTGACACTTAGTAAAAGAAGTTTAAAAACCATCAGGGGACAAGCCATTAACGGAGACCTTATAGGAGCAAAAAAAGGATTAAGAAAACTACTTAAAAAAGAAAACAGAATCTATCAATAAAAAACACAAAAAAAACCTCGAAATCATTGCAATTTAGCCGTTTAATGGTATAATATAAGTATAAAAAATTAACAAATGTCACATCAAAAAAGGAGTTCAAAAATGATTTATATTGGTAGATATTCAGACAAAAGGTTAAACAACAATAACTATTTTATAGTAGGCATATCAAGAGGGAAACCAAAGTTTAAAATTGATTACACTATAGACACTCAACTTTATTTATTAGCACCTACAAGAGACATGTGGGGAAAAACTGGAGAAGAATTTACAAAACTATATGTAGATTATTTAAACAAAAATATTGAGAAAATCTGCTATGTTGTAGGCAAATTAAAAAGAGAGGCAAACTCCCAAGGAAAAGATTTAGTCTTTTTATGTTTTGAAGATTTAAACAAAGGGAAAACTTGTCACAGAACAAGATTTAAAAATTGGTATGAAGAAATAACCAAAGAAGAAGTAATTGAATTAGACGACATTACAGAAAAGAAAGAAACCGAAGAAGAAGGCTTTAACAAAAATCAGATGTCATTTATATAAAAACTAGCTACTTGATAGCTAGTCATACGTGGGTGGGCGAAATAGATAAGCCGTGAAGTCTTAAACTTCGAGATATAGGTGCAAATCCTATCCCACGGACCATATAAGCAAGTAGAGAAAGTCTACTTGCTATTTTATTGTAAAAGGAGAGGAATGTATGGCAGGAGGTCAAATTTTTCAAGGGGTAACAACTGCACCTGCAAGAGATTATGTAGCAAAAGAAATTATAAAGTATGGTGCAGAAAAAGTTTATATGCCTGCGTGTGGAAGGTTTGGAGCATCTCAAGCCTACATTAATCACGGAGGGAAAACTGAAAATCTTTTTAATTCTGATATTTCTTTATTCAGTTCGATTATAGGATATTTAGCAGACGACGAAAAAGATTTTGGAGACTTAGGAATTATAAATAATTCCGAAATTAAACCAGTATCAGATGAAGATATAGATGTAGCTGCGGCCGTTATGTTGGCACTAAGGTTAGGTCAAGTAAAAGACAACAACAAATACAACATCAACACAAGGCGAGAGATTATAAGGAATCAAGAAAAGCTACTTGAAAACATTAAGAAACAGTTAATTGAGTTGTGCGATTTGATAAAAGGTAGTCATTACGAAATAAGAGACCTAAGAGAAATAATTGAAGAAGTAAAAGACGATGAAAAAGCAGCTATATATTTAAACGTCCCCACTTATTCCGGCGGATATGAAAAGATGTTTAAAAACAGCAATGTAGAGTGGAACATTCCAGAGTTAGAACAATTTGACTATAAAGACTTTGGAAAAATAATCGAAGACTTAAAAGATGCGAAATGTTTAGCTATTATATACGCACAAAAAAACCTAGATTTAATACCAGAAAATTATTACACAGCATTTGCTCAGCCTTTTAATTTAGAAAGAACCGATTATTTAGTAATGAACAAGAAACCTAACAAGTCATTTGCATCTGTAAAAATAGACAGTAAAAGACCTATGAAGTATGAAATTTACAACGACGAAGAAATTACAGAAGATAGTAAAATTGAGTTTGTGCAAGTAGATGAGGATACTTGCATGTATTACAGAGATTTATTCGTACACAAATTAGGAACTACAACAGCAGAAAGTTTTTGGCTGATGTTAATTGACAACAGAGTAACAACAGCCTTTGGACTTAGTATGAGAGATGTGTTTACAAGAAAAACAGAGTATGTTGGAGAAGTTTTTGGAATTACTAAAACCTCTTACAGATATAAGTTTATGGGAAAATTGTTTATGTTATTTTTAACAAGTGGAGAATTTAAGAAAATACTTGAATCCAAGTTTAATTTAGGACTTAGAAAAATAAAAGGAATCAAAACATCAAGCTTGACTACTCACCCAGAAGGAAAAACTGATAGAGGAGTTATGAAACTAACCTATAGAGAAAAATTAAAAAATGGGAATTACAGAGTCATTTATCAAGGAGACTTTAGAGACGATGACTTTAAAGAAGTATTAACGACTTGGTTAAAAAGGTATGGCAAAAGGAGAAGGAAATAATGGATTTATTATTAGATCTCGGCGAAGGGCTGAAAATTGCAAAGGTACAACTAGACGAATTAAAAGAGCAGGATTTAAACGCAAGAGCAATGAACTCTAAGATGTTTAATCAGTTGGCGAAAAATATTAAAGATGACAAAAGGCTTGAGAGTTTACCATTTTGTGCTTTAACAGATAGTGGAATAGAAATAGTATCTGGTCATCACAGAGTAAGAGCCAGTAGAACGGCAGGGATAAATGAAATATATATAATACTTGACGATACTGGCATGAGCAGAGATAGCATAAGAAGTAAACAATTGAGCCACAATTCGCTACAAGGAACAGACAATGAGCAGTTAGTAAAACAGATATACGAAATGATTGACGATGCAGAAGCTAAAGTAGCATCTTTTGTTGGTGGAGATTATGATTTAGATTTCGATAAATTGAAAATACAAGATGTTACAGCCGACTTAAATGTTACACAAATTCTAGTAATGTTTTTGGACTATGAAAAAGAAGTCTTTGAAAAAGCAGTAAAAGAAGTCTCTAGTGGACACGATGAATTAATAATTGCTGAAAATGAAAAAGCGAAAGAATTTAAAAAGTGCTTAGAAAGAGTTGGTATTGAGTACGATGTAAGAAGCATGTCGACTATTTTTAGCGTTATTAGTGAAATAGTTTTAAAGTATTTGGGAGAAGAAGTACCTTTTGAAACTCACCTAGCTATAAGAGATATTTTTGGTTGTGGATATATCCCAAAGGAAATAGGTGAAAAAATTAAAAAAGAAGTAGACAACTATCAAAAGAAAAACAAACTCAACAAGTCGGAGAAGTGGCAAATTTTAACAGAGCTAGTAAGTGATGTAGATGGCTAATGTTAAATACAATCCAGAGTACCACGACCAGTGGGCATGGTCATTAGCCATAAGAGGTTGTACAGACCAAGAAATAGCAGATGCCATGAATTTGTCAAGGAGGACTATTGCCAGATGGAAAAAAGAACACGAAAGCTTCGCTCAATCTTTGGAAACTGGGAAAGACCCAGTAGATGCAGCAGTAGAAAAGAGTTTATTTGATAAATGCAAGCCACAAATTGTTAAAGAATCAAGAAGAATATTAGAAATTGGAAGAGATGGAGTTCCAAAACCTGCGAGAGTAGAAGAAACAGACAGATACATTCCTGCTGATACAACAGCTTTAATTTTCTGGTTAAAGAATAGACGACCAGAAGAATGGAGAGATAGACCAAAAGTTTCTAACGAGTCAATATTTAACAGACTTGATGAAGTTTTAGCAAGCATTGAGAGTGATTTCTAATGGGATTCAGTGAAAAACAAAAAGAGTATTTTTTAAAGGCGAATAGAAGATGGAACATAAAATCCGGTGCAACAAGAAGTGGAAAAACCTATATGGATTACTTTGTTATACCTAAAAGGATAAGAAAAACAAGTGGCAAAGGGTTAATTGTTATTTTAGGAAACACCCAAGCAACAATTGAAAGAAACATATTGGATCCCATGAGAAAAATGTGGGGAGACGGATTAGTAGGACATATAAGAAACGACAACCGAATAGAGTTATTTGGAAAAGATTGTTATGTGCTTGGTGCAGACACAAGAAATGCTGTAACAAAAATACAAGGTGCAGGCATTGAGTATGCTTACGGAGACGAGGTTACAACTTGGGCTGAGCCAGTATTTCAGATGTTAAAATCAAGACTTGATAAACCCAATTCTGTCTTTGATGGAACTTGCAACCCAGACAATCCGAAGCATTGGTTTAAAGAGTTTTTAGATAGTGGGGCAGATATTTATCAACAGCATTATGTCATAGATGACAATCCTTATTTAAGCAAAGCCTTTGTTGATAGTTTAAAGAAAGAGTATCAAGGAGTTTATTATCAAAGATATATTTTAGGGAATTGGGCGAGAGCAGATGGTTTGATTTACGATATGTTTAATCCAGATGAGCATGTAGTTGATAACTTGCCAGAAAAATTAGAAGACCTTTTTATTGCAGTAGACTATGGAACTCAAAACGCTACTGCATTTTTATTATTTGGGAGAGATAACAAAAACTGGTATGTAGTCAAAGAGTACAGATATTCTGGAAGAGATTCTAACAGACAAAAAACGGACAAAGAGTATTCAAAAGATATGAAAGAGTTTACCAATGAAGATTTTTCGATACCAATTATTGTTGACCCATCTGCAGCAAGCTTTAGAACCCAGTTAAGAAGAGATGGATTCAAAGTTTACTTAGGAAACAACGCAGTAGTGGATGGTATAAGATTTACACAGTCTTTATTTTCTAGTGGAAAATTATTTATCCACAAAAGCTGTAAGGGATTAATTGACGAATTATATAGTTATTCTTGGGACAGCAAGGCTGCTGAAATTGGAGAGGACAAACCTATAAAAGAAAACGACCACTCTTGCGATGCTTTAAGATATGGAACATATACGATTATTAGAAAAATGACTGCAAACACAGTTTCTAATTTTTATGAACACGGATTATAAAGGAGGGATAAATTGATATACGAAAAGAAATTTGTTTTAAATGACGAAGAACTTACAGACGAGTTACTAATTGGATTTATAAGCGAACACAAAAGATTAAATTTAAGATATGAAGAATTGGAAAGAATGTATAAATCAGATCACGACATTTTATACCAAGAAGAAAAGACAGACTACAAGCCAGATAATAGGTTGGTGGTTAACTTTGCAAAATATATTGTTGATACCTTTAACGGATTTTTTATGGGGATACCCGTTAAGACTTCACACTCAAATAAAAAGGTATCAGATTTTATTCAATTCCTGGAAGCTTATAACAATTTAGATGACAACAACGCTGAACTATCCAAAAAGTGTGATATTTATGGACACGCTTACGAACTTATTTACTATGATGAAAACTCACAGATAGGAATTACTGGAGTTGACCCGAGGGAAGCCTTTTTAATTTATGATAATTCAATTAGGGAGAGAGTTATTTATGGCATCAGATACCAAGAGGATAAATCAAAAGAAATACAAGGCTCAATATCTGACGCAAACAAAATAAGATATTTTAGGATTAAAGACGGGAAGGTAATTTACGAGGAAGAAAAACCCAATGTCTTTGGGGAAGTGCCGATTATTGAGTATGTAGAAAATGAGGAAAGACAAGGAGCATTTGAACCTGTCGAACTTTTAATCAACGCATACAATAAAGCAATTTCAGAAAAGGCAAATGATGTAGATTATTTCGCTGACGCATATATGAAAATACTTGGGGCAGAACTTAAGAATGAAGACCTTTTAAAAATCAAAAGAAATAGGATTATAAATTTAGCCAACTTTGACGATTCTAAAATCACAGTTGAGTTTATGGAAAAACCTAATGCAGATAAAACCCAAGAAAATTTAATAGACAGAATGGAAAAACTGATATTTACAATAGCTATGGTTGCAAACATCAACGATGAAAACTTTGGAACATCTTCTGGTATTGCTCTTAAATACAAATTACAGTCAATGAGTAATTTGGCAAACACCAAAGAAAGAAAATTTGTTAAGGGCATGAATAAAAGGTTTAGTATCATAGCAAATGCACCAACATCAAAAATAACAAAAGATGATTTAGTAGATTTGACATATCAGTTTACTAGAAATATCCCATCAAACTTACTAGAAGAAGCACAGACAGCACAACAGCTTGTAGACATAGTAAGTGATGAAACAGTTTTAAAAACTCTTTCTGTGGTGGATAATGTGCAGGAGGAACTAGAGAAGATAAAAGAGCAGGAATCACCAATAGTGGAGTATGATCATGAAAGATTTGAAGAAGACCGAACTTAAAGGCATAAATGCAAAAATAAAAAGGGATAAGGACTATAAAAAGAAAATAGACGAACTCTACAAAAAAAATATAAAGGCTGCTCAAAAAGAAATTGAAAGAGTAGTCGCAAAAAATAGCGGAGATAAAGTTGATATAAATAATTTAAAAACAAGAGCAGATGTAAATGATATAGATAGCCTTGGAGAAGATTTTAAGAAGTACCAAGATCAAGAACTTAACTACTATGAGAAAGAGCAAATAAAAAATACTAATGTTAGTAGGCGTATGAGTAAATTGGAATACTTATACGCATTTGCACTTTTAAAGACTTTTAGAAATTCAAGGCAGGAGCAGAAAAACCTTGAAACGCATTTAAAGGCGGAAGTAAAAGAGGAAAAGAAAAGGCTGCAGGAAGATTATGGATTTAAACAATTAGCCTTACCGCCAGATGTTATTGAAAGATTTTTTAAAGCAAAAGATTATGAAGATTTTATTTGGGCAAATCAGCAGGATTTGGTTGCAGATATTAAAAAGGGAATTAGGAGAACAATCTATAAAGGGGAGCATCCTTACAAGTGGAGCAGGACTTTAGACAAGCAATTAAAAAAGATGACGGACAACTACTCTTACATGGCGAATAGAATTGCAGTAACAGAAACAACTAAAATTCAAATAGCTTGTCAGATTGACAGTTTTAAAAATAACGAATACTCAAAAGCGATGTGGGTATGTGAGCCAACAGCTTGTCATGATTGCATGCCTTTTGATGGGATAGTGTTTGATATTGACAGTAGCCACGAAGTACCACCTATGCACCCTTTTTGTAGATGCAGTTTAGCACCGGTTTATAGCGAGTAATTTATTGTGCAGGCTTGGAAACACATTAAAAGCTAAGGGAAGTTAAGCATTATAACTATAAATTATGGAGGATTAAATGGACAAAGAAACTAAAGACATAAAAGTCGAAGAAGAAGTTAAAACAGAAGAAGCTAAAACAGAAGTAGACCAAAAAGAACAGCAAGAAGAAAAGAAATACACAGACAAAGAAGTAGACGAAATTGTAAATAGAAAATTTGCAGATTGGAAAGCTAAAGAAGAAAAAAGAGTTAATGAAGCCAAAAAACTTGAAAAGATGAACGCAGAAGAAAAAATCAAATACGAAAAAGATAAGCTGCAGGAAGAACTTGACGAATTAAGGGCAGAAAAAAATAAAAATGAAATGATAAAAGTTGCTAGAGGAATTTTAGCTGAAGAAAACATATCAATTTCAGATAATCTTTTAGAAATTTTAGTAGACCAAGAGGCAGACAAGACAAAAGAAAATATTTCAAACTTTGTGGATCTCTTTAACGCTGAGGTTGAAAAAGTTGTTAAGGACAAGTTAAGAGGAACTACACCTAAAAAAGGTGGAGGCTCAAAACTAACTAAAGAGGAAATTATGAAAATAAAAGACCCAGTCCTTAGACAACAAACGATAGCTGAAAACTTAAATTTATTTGAATAAGGAGAAAAATTATGGCAGAAAACTTAACTGAAAAATTAGTAAAAGCACAATCTATTGATTTTGTAGAGAACTTTGGAAAGAGCATTTCATCACTTTTAACAATGCTTGGAGTACAAAGAAAGTTCCCAATGGCCGCAGGCTCAGTAATTAAGACTTATAAATCAAAGGTTACATTACAAAATGGCGAAGTAGCTAAGGGAGAAATTATCCCACTATCAAAAGTGGAAATGGAAGAAGCAGAACCTATTGAACTTGTTTACTCAAAGCACAGAAAAGCAGTTGCAGTTGAAGATATCCAAAAATACGGATTTGCAAGAGCCATAGCAATGACAGACGAAAAACTTGTAAGAGAATTACAAAAAGAAGTTAGAGGAAATTTCTTTGCTCAACTTGGAAAAGGTACAACAGCAGTAGATGGAGAAGGACTTCAAGGTGCATTAGCACAAGCTTGGGGAAATGTACAAACAAAATTCGAAGATGACGGAGCAATCACTATTGCGTTTGTCAATCCAATGGATGTTTCAGATTATCTTGCAAAGGCAAACATCACAATTCAAAACGCATTCGGTCTTAACTATGTAAAAAACTTTTTAGGAGTAAACATTGTAATTATTACTCCTCAAATTAAGGCAAAGACTGTTTATGCAACTGCAGCTGAAAATCTTTGCTTTGCATATCCTATTGTTAATGGCGGCGAAATTGCAAAGGCAGGATTTGACTTTAGAACAGACGAAACTGGGATTATTGGTATCACTCACGACATCAATAAAGAAAGATTGACTGCAGAAACTACAACTCTATCTGGCGGAGCGTTATTTGCTGAAAGACTTGACGGAATTATCAAGATTACAATTAAACCTGCAGCAACTCCAAGCGTATGATAGTTAGAGTTATAAGAGAATACAGAGATAAGGGCGAAGGAAATACACTTCGCCTTTTAAATTCTGTTATTGATTACAAGGACGAGGAGAGAGCAAAAGAGTTAATCCAAAAAGGATTTGCAAAAGAAATTGAGATTATAACAGTCAATAAGAAAGAGAGTAAAAGCAAGGTGATTTAATGACGATTGCTGAAAGAGTTACCAATTTAATATTTATTGATGGAATAGTTGACGAGAAGCAAAAGAAATTAATAGATTTAATTGTAACTTTAACTCAAGAAAAACTTATGGCACTACTCCCAAAAGAGATTAAAGAAATTCCAAAAGAATTAGAATTTATAGTCGTCGAAATTGCAGTAAAAAGATACAACAGAGTAGGTAGCGAGGGAATGACCTCTGAAACCGTTGAAGGACATAGTATCAATTTTAGCAAAAGCGACTTTGACGAGTATGCTGATTTTATTGGAAAGTTTATTGAAGAACTTGATGAGGACTTTAAAAATAAAAAGGTTGTGCGTTTTTTATGAGGTATAGCGACACAGTAAAATTTGTAAAAGAAGAAAGTTTTTATAATCGAGATACTGGGGATTATAGCGTAGAAAATATAGTACAGACAGAAAGATTTGCAGATATAACAGACACTGGAACAGAAACTATGAATATGCTATATGGAAAAGTGGTCCAAGGAGCAAAGACCATAAGAATTAAGACAAAAGTTACTGAAGATTTTGACTATGTTTTAATTGGTAAAACAATTTACACAGTAAAAATGATTAGGACTTTGAGGCAGGAACAAGTGATGCATTTGGTGGTGAAACAATGAGTTTTAACTGTAAATTTAGTGGATTTGAAAAATTATCAAGTGCTTTAGGTGAAAGGCTATTAAAGGCTGAACTTGCAAAACAAATTGTCAAAAGAAACGGAGCAGAAATGCACGAAAAGGCTCAAAGATTTGCACCAGTAGATACTGGAACTCTTAAAAGAAGTATCTCACTTGATATTGTAGACGGAGGAAGAACTGCAATAGTAAGAGGAGATAATGTTAATTATGGAGTTTACCAAGAATATGGCACAAGATATCAATCTGGAACACCTTTTGTAGGTCCTGCATATAAAGAGCAAAAAGAAAAATTTAAAGAAGATATGAGAGGTATTTTAAAATGATATCACCTCAACAAAGCGTTTTTATGTTATGCAAAAATACGGCTTTAGATGTTTTTGATGGCAAAGTTTACGATTACTTGCCAGGGAAAGAAGTAGCTTACCCTTTTGTTTTTATTGGGGAGCAGTTTTCAAACGACATAGTAAATAAATCTGTTATTTTTGCAAATGTAACTCAAAGAGTACATTTTTTCCATAACGATTTTAAGAAAAGAAGAAGGATAAGCGACTTAGTCTTAAGGTATATGCAAGCAATAAGAGGAAAGGAAGAAGCATTCAAAAGAGATTTTTTGATAAAAGAAATGTCTTATAGAATGCTTACTGATAATACAACGGATACTCCACTTATGCATGGAGTTTTAGAGATTATATTTTTAGTTAATTAGGAGGAATTTATGGAAGCTTTAAAAGGTAAAAATTCAATATTGTTATTTAGACTTTTAGAAGATGCAGCAAAAAATAAGGCTGCAAAATTAGCATTTCAAACTGAACATTCTGTTGAAAAATCAAGAGACAGTGATGTTACTGAAACAAAAGACGGACCGGTAACTGTGGGTCAAGGATTAGAAGAAGAAATATCCTTTAACTGCATCATGGCAAAAGATGATCCAGTAGCTAAAATGCTAGATAAGGCATTAGTTGAAAATAAAACAGTTGAAGTATGGGAAGTTGATGTTACACCAAACAAAGATGGTGGAAATAAATATCCTGCAGTATATAGACAAGGGATAGTTACTGAATTTAATAAGTCAGCAAATGTGGAGGATTTAATTGAACTTGAAGCAACTTTTGTTACATCTGGAATAGGTCAAGATGGGGAAGTTACTTTAACACAAGAACAACAAGAAGTAGTGCAATATAAATTTACAGATACAGAACCTAAGACATTATAAAGAGAGTGGAGAAAATCCACTCTTTTTTTGAATAAGGAGAAATTATGATATTAAAACTTGGAAATAGAGATTATGAAATTAGAATGAGTTTTGCCTCAATAGATTATTTGGATAAAATTTACAAGGTAAATGTTGATGGCATGATGGATTATGGCGTTGGCTTAAATATGCTTGTATTGGGATTGCAACAAGAGGATTTAATAGTAGCACTTAATTTTATAAAAGCAGGAACTATTTTAGAAAAACAAAAGCCATCAAATGACGAGATTGAGGAATACTTTGGTTCATTAGATGAAAAAGGATTTACTGCATTTTTTAAAGAGGCTTTAGACTGCCTAAAAAAGCAACCTCTTACAAAAGTGAAGGTGAACAAAATTCTGAAAAACAAAGAAAAACAAGCGGAAAAAGCGAACGCATAACTTATTTTGATGTCCTTGTACTGGTAAAAAGAATGTATCCTCAAATGACTATTGAGGAAATAAAAGCAACAACGTTGGCTGACTTTGAGGTTATGTTAAAGGCTTATAGCTTTAATCAAGTTGACAAAAGATATATTGCATCTTTAATAGCTTGGCAGAGTGCCTTGGCGAGAACTAATGACAAAAAAGGAAAGCCAGTATATAAAAAATTCAAGGATTTATTTGATTATGAAAAAGAATTGAAACAGATTGAGGACAAAAAAGAAAAAATAAGTAAAAGCGATATTGATTTTTATAGCAAGATAAAAGAAATGAATGGGGGTGAGTAGATGGAAGTATATGAAGTAAAAGCCGTTTTGACTGCAGATTGGAAATCTTTTCAAGCAGGATTAAAAGGAGCAATGACCTCTATAAGTGAATTTAAAAGTAGTGCAGGGGATATGACGAGTGTTGGTAGTGCCTTAAAGGGAGTTGGAGCAGGATTAACTCTTGGCGTTACTGCACCTTTAGTTGGAGTGGCCGCTGCATCAGTTAAAGCAGGCTCAAGTTTTGAAGCAGGCATGAGTAAGGTGCAAGCTATTTCTGGAGCAAGTTCGGCTGATATGGAAAAGCTGAAAGCAAAGGCAAAGGAAATGGGAGCAACAACAAAATTCAGTGCAACAGAATCAGCGGAAGCCTTATCTTACATGGGTATGGCAGGTTGGAAAGCTGACCAGATGGTTGAAGGTTTACCTGCAGTTATGAACTTGGCGGCAGCCAGTGGTGAAGAACTTGGAATGGTATCTGATATTGTTACAGATTCACTTTCAGCCTTTGGATTGCAAGCAAAAGATGCAGGACAATTCGCTGATATTTTAGCAGCAGCAGCAACTAACTCAAATACCAATGTTGGATTAATGGGTGAGACTTTTAAATATGCAGCACCAATAGCAGGTGCTTTAGGATATAACGTTCAAGACACCGCAGTAGCAGTTGGACTTATGGCAAATGCAGGTATTAAAGGTTCTCAAGCCGGTACAACTTTGAGAAGTGCTTTGACAAGAATAGCTGCACCGACAAAAGAAGTGCAGCGAGGAATGGAGATGCTTGGATTATCCATTGAAGATGTACAAGGATTGTCACTTGATGAAACCTTGGCAACTTTTAGGAATGCTTTTAAAAACTTAGACGGAACTCAACAAGCACAAGCCGCCTCTTTAATATTTGGTAAAAACGCCATGTCTGGTATGTTATCTGTAATTAACGCAAGCGAGGAAGATTATAATAAATTAAGTGATGCAATCTATAATTCTTCTGGAGTTGCTGAAAAGATGTCTAAGATAATGCAGGATAACTTGTCTGGGTCTTTTACAATAATGAAATCTGCACTAGAGGGAGTTGCAATAGCAATTTCTGAAACTCTAATTCCCATAATTAGAAAAATTGTAGATAAGATTACTGAATGGGCGGAAGCCTTTAATAAATTAACGCCAGAACAACAAGCCATGATAGTTAAAATTGGACTTGTCGTTGCAGCAATAGGACCTCTACTTATGATAATTGGGAGCGTAATTGGGAAATTTAAAGCAATGGCAACAATTATTAAATTAGTTGGAAGTGGATTTACAAAATTAATTGGCTTATTTGCAACTAATCCTTGGCTAATTTTAGTTGCAGGAATAGCAGTTGCAGCAGTAGCAATTTATAAGAATTGGGATAAAATCAAAGAATTTATGTCTCAAACTTGGCAGGCTATAAAAGAAGGTGCGTCTACTGCTTGGGATAATATCAAGACAACAATATCTGATAAAGCAACTGCAATTAGAGATTCAGCAAAAGAAAAAATTAGTGGACTAAAAAGCCAATTAAGCAGCGAGTGGACCGAAATGAAATCTGGTGCTAAAACTGCTTGGGATAATATCAAAACATCAGTTACAGATAGCACAAATAATATCAAATCAAAAACACAAGAAATCTGGACAGCTATAAAAACAGATGCAAAAGCAAAGTGGGACGAAATATCCAATCAAGTTAAATCATCTACTGACACCATGAAAACTAATATTCAGTCTGGATTTGAAAACATGAAAAGCGTTATAACATCAAAAGTTACTGAATTTGGAAATGCAGTTAAAAAAGGATTTACCGATATGGTAAGCAAGGCTAAAAGCTCTTTAACTCAATTAGTTAATGCAGTAAAACAAGGATTTACACAAGCGGTAAGTGCAGCTAAAAGTTTTGTAGGTCAAGCAGTAGCAGCAGGTGGAGATCTAATTAAAGGCTTTGTACAAGGGGTAACAAAATTTGCAAACCAATTAGTAAATGCAGTTAAAGGTGCAGTTGGAAATGCAATTAACGCAGCAAAAAGACTTTTAAGAATTGGCTCTCCTTCGAAAGTATTTAGACAAATTGGTGGATTTACTATGGAAGGCTTTGCAATAGGAATTGACAAAGAAAGCAAGACTGCAGTAAATAGCATGAAAAATGTTGTTGATGATGTAATTGGAACTTACGAGCCAATGAACAATATCCCTCAACTTGATAGCTTAAAGAGCAAGGCAACATCTCAAATTGAGTACCAAGTTAATGATAACTTAAATCAAAAGCAGCCCGCAACAATTAATTTAAGATTAGGCAATAGAAACTTTAGGGCGATAGTTGATGACATCACAAGCCTACAAGGTAAAGTGGCTAATTTTGAAGAAGTATATAGTTGGTGATGAAAATGTATGATTTTAGAAATATTGACCAGTACGCTTACCCAATAGAAAGCAAGGCTCAAACTATCATTGATGGAGTTAATTTAGATGAAACAATCAATGGATTTATGACCTTGGCAGTCTATGGGCGAGAGTTAGTTGGAAGAAATATAGAAACAGCCGAATTTAGGAAGGTGCAAACTGAAACGGGAACGAGGACTTATGCAAATAAAAATAAGAACATATCATCTTATGAAAGCAGGTTTATTTCCTCTAGTATTGCATCAAGAGAATTTACAATTAAATTTGTTTTAAAGGCAAAAGATGAAAAAGATTATTTTAGTAAATTTGAAGAACTCAATTTTTATTTAGACAAAGAAGATGTGCAAATAAGATTTACTGACGATATTAATTTTTATTACTGGGGGACAGTAACAAAAGTTGAAAGTCCACAAAAAGATAATTTACAAGCCATCTGCAGCATAAGTTTTGAAGTATCAAACCCTTTTAAATTTAGAGTAGATTCTGAAAAAATAAATTTTAATACAAGGACAAAAATTACAAAAGATACAAGATACCCTTTAAAAATTGAAAAAATAAAAATAAGCTTAAAGACTTCTGGAAATAAATTAATTTTAAAAAACTTAACAGACGGAAGAAAAATTATTTTTGATAAAAACTTTGCTGCAGATGATTTTATAATAATAGATTTTAACGATTGGATCATAAGGGGTAAGGGAGATGAAAATTACTATAAATATTTAGACATTCACTCCCAACTTGAAGAATTTGCCATTAACACCCTTGACGAGATTGAGACCAACTTAAACTGTGATGTGGAGATAGAGTATAGAGAGGTTAGACTATGATTTATTTATTCGACCACAAAGAAAATTTACTGGGAGAATTAAAAACTGGTGAACTCAGATTTTGCCAACAAGAAGAAAATCTTAATGGCTTGATGTTTTTAGATTTTGAAGTACCCTTAAATTTAAAAGACAAGATGAAAGATGTGGAATTTGTTGCACACGCTGATGTAAATAATGAAAATGACTTTTATTTTTACAAGCTGATTAATTGCACAAACTCTGACATCACTTATCACTATAAAGGAATTAATATAGCTTATGATGATTTTAAAGGCTATGGATATTTAAGAGAATTTAGAATGCAAAACACCACCGCTGCAAATGCACTTGCGACTATTTTAAATGGTAGTAGGTGGGAAGTTGGAATTGCAGAGGGAACAGTTGAAAAAGACTTGTATTTATACGATATTACAAGGCTTGATGCACTTGGAAAACTTATAGACACCTTTGGAGTAGAACTTGAATTTAAGGTAAAAATCAAAGGAAATAAAATTACAAAGAGATTTGTAAACATGTATAACAAGATGGGGCATATTACAAACAAAAGATTTGTCTATGGACACTCAGCCTTAAAAGTTGTTAGAGAAGAAGATCAACAAAACATCTTTACTGCAGGAATAGGACGAGGCAAAGGCGAAGAAAAATTTGATGCAGGTGGAGAATCCACCGGGGGATTTGGAAGAAGAATTAACTTTAAGGAAGTCGAGTGGAACAAAGCAAAGGGCGATCCAGTAGATAAGCCTTTAGGTCAAGAGTATGTGGAAATAAAAGAACTTACTGAAAAATATGGCTATTCTGACGGAACACCAAGATTTAAGTTAGTTAAAAAAGAGAATATAGAAGATGCGAAAGAATTACTGCAAGCGACTTATGATGAGTTAGTAGCAAATAGTAGACCTTTAGTACAATTTGAGGCAGATATAAGCGACTATGGAACTGTTTATTTGGGCGACACTATAAATATAATTAGGCACGATTTAGACATTTATTACTCATCAAGAGTTTTTAAAATTACTAGAAACCTTTTAAATCTAAACGCAACAAAAATTGAACTGGGAGATAATTTAGAGTATAGCCAAGTTAGAAAAAATAAGCAGATTTTAAACGGATTAAAGGACTTGGATAGCAGAGTTACAGAAGTCGCAAATAATGCTAACCTAACCTTTAATGATGTTATAAATGAAATGAGGGAAGGATTGAAAAATACTTTCTTCAACGAAGATGGTTATAACTATGAATTTAAAGCAGGAAATAAATACGGGCTTCCTGCAGGATATTATTCTTTCGACAGACCAATAGACAAAAATCCTACAAAAGTTATTTACATTGGAGCAGGTAAAATGGCAATAGCCAATCAAAAAGATTCTAATGGACAATGGGATTTTAAAACTTTTGGAACTGGAGACGGAATACTTGCAGAAAGAATTGTAGGCACTCTTGGAGAATTTGCAAAAGTAAATGCTGAAAATATTATTGTAGGTTCAGATTTTTACAAAACTTCTATTGGAAAAGAAGTTGAAAAAGTCGCTGCAGATAATAATGTGGTAAAAATAGATAAAAACGGAATTATGATTTATCAAAAAGATGGTTACGAGTACACAATAGATTTAAACGAAGTAAAAGACGGAGTAGCTGATGTTAAAAAGGCAGTAATCCAAGATAAATTGTATAACGGGATTAAAATAAATGCACAAGAGGGATTCCAAGCTGTGAGAAGTGATGGACTTGTAAAAGTTGAAATCAATGCTATAAAAGGCTTTAGTATTTACAACAGAGAAGATAAACACAAACAATGGGAATCCGTTTTATGGCATGAAATAGACGGAAGCACTTCTTATGGCGGAAATATAAAGTTTATAGACCCAAGCACCCAAAAAAGACTAGGAGCAATTTATAGAAGCTGGGGACACTTTGTCATTGCTCATGGCGAGGATAATGGGTTCGCTATTACAGATGGTTATGGAAATGCTTATATGCAATTTAACAGAAATCATTACTATAACACAAATAGAATGTTTGACATCGCTATTAATGGGAACCTAGGGTTTAGAATATTTGGGAATGCTGAATGGGCTAGAGACTTTGTCATCATGGATTATAGAGGTAGAAGCTATTTGCCTTATGGTAAGTATATAGGGTTTTTAAACAATCAAAACGCCAATGGACTAGGGACAGGAATAATTATAAGCCCTTACGAATTAAGCTCAGTATCACAAGATGGAACAATTAAGTCATTAATTTAAAGGAGGGATAAGATGGTACAAGACGAAGTATTAAAATTAAAATTTGACAACTCCTATGGTGGGAAGTTATTTGCAACTCAAACCGACACTGGGAGAACTTTTACAGTGCAGATATTATCTGATAGAAATGACATCATAGATGTTACTGGAATGAGTTTAAGGCTTTATGTGGGAAATCAAAAAGAAGTAACTTACTGTGACGGGGAAATAGTTGATGTAGAAAAAGGGATATTTAAATTACAATTATTTAATTCTCAGCTTAAATATCCTGGCATACAGCAAGCACAATTTATCCTAAAAAAAGATGATAAAAAAATAGGCTCAAAAATCTTTGAAATGCACATTGAAGAAGGTGTTGAAGCAGGTTCTTCTATGGGGACTAATCTTGTTATTATGTATGACGATATAAAAGAAGCTAAAGAGTTTTTAAAAGATTATGATAGAACTTTAGAAGAAGCTAAAAAGGTTGACTTGTCCTTAAAGGTTGGAATAAAAGAAGGCACAGATACAAGGGAAGACCTTGCAAGCTGCAAAAAGAAAGCACTTGAAATTAAAAGTAATTTAGAGACAACAACAACTAATGCTCAAAATATTTTGAATGAGGCAGTAGGTTTCAAAAATGAAGTAGAAAATATTAAAAACACTTTAGTTGAAGAAAACACAAAAGCAGGCTCAAATTTAACAAATTTAGATGCAAAAATTGCAGATGGAAAACAAACTGCAACTAATCTTGAAAATAAAACATCATCTGCTAAAACAACACAAGGTCAATTAGAACAAGCAAATACTGCTGCATCAAATACAAGACAATTTTTAGAAGCGACAACTTCTGCTGCGAATGAGGCAAAGACTAAGTTGGATAATTCAACTAGGATTGGAAATTCAGTTTCTAATGATTTATCAGATAACATCAGTCAAGGTAGTATTTTAAATTCAAATCTTGCTACAAGCATAAGTAGTGCCAATAGTGCTAAAAAGAATTTAGATGGAAGTATAAGTAACGCTGAAAGCACAAATACAAACTTAAAGGCAGCAGACACTGAAGCTAAAAAAACTGAAAGTCTTATAAGAGACTTGATGAATAAGCTAGGTAAAACAAAAGAAGAAGTAAAAGGTATTATTGCAAGTGGAAATTTAGATCAGTATATAACTGACCCTAAGTTAGAGGAAGCCTTGAAATCTTATGCAACTAAGGATGACATATCAAAGATTGATGTTACAAGTCAACTTGGAGGTTATGCAAAGAAAACAGAAATCCCTACAAAGTTATCTCAACTTGCAAATGACAAGACATTTAAGACTGAAGCAGAAATACAAGCCCTAATTAACAACTCTAAAAAGCTAAAAAAAGAAGTTGTTGCTTCTCTACCATCTTCAGGGAAAGAAGATATAATTTATCTTTTAAAAAATAAAAATGATAATAATAATTTTTATACTGAATATCTTTGGATAGGCGGCAAATGGGAAATCATTGGAGATACTAAGGTAGACCTAACCGATTATGCTAAAAAATCTGAAATTAAAACAAAGCTATCTGAAATGACAAGCGATAGTACGCACAGAACTGTAACTGATGATGAAAAAAAGAAATGGGATAACAAGGTAGATAAGGTAAATGGCAAGGCTTTATCCACTAACGATTATACCAATGAGGATAAGGGAAAAGTTGATGCTATCCCGTTAAATCCTAAATATACCGATACAATAACAAGAATTGCAGGGAAAACTGGAGATATAACTAAAGAAGATTTTGAAGGTCTTGGACTTGGAGGACTTGACGAAAAGAGAGTTAGGGAAGTTGCTAGTGAAATAGCTTATGCCGATTATTTGTTTACTTCAGAAAATCTATATGAAAAATTAAATAGTGCTTTTAGAACTAATTTTAGTAGTAATATAAACAATACTGATTCTTTAGTAAATTCAAAAATCGCTATTACAGAAATGATAAATAACCCTTATGCACTTGGTGCTGGACTAAGAAGTTGTGCGTTTATCGGAAAAATAGTTAATTCAAGTATAGCCATGGATACA